CGCCCGACGTAGTCGGCGTAGTCAGCGCGCCATCAACCCCCGTTGCGTTTAGCGCGCCCGTGCCGAATTTCGGGTCGCTCGTGTCTACCTGCGCGCTGCCGTGCGCCGTGACAATATTTGCTGCAAGCGATAGGTCGGTAAAAACGGTTGAGCCGTTCGTACCGTCCATGTCCAATAGTAGGACTACGTCATTCCAATTCGGGTCGCAAGTCACGGGTAGGCGCTACGGCAAAACGCGGGCGTAAAAATATATCGAGGCAGGAGTACCGCCAGCAGCCAATGTGCACGTAAGCCTGCATATCACCGAATAGCCCGATGAGGGGATGTAGCAATCCCACACGAAGCCGTCGCCGGGATCGTTATTAGGGTTGCAAACCGCGACCATGCCCGGCTGTGCTGCGGCGTCTGCAATTGACACCGTAGCCGTTTGACCTTGCGTCATGGGTCCGGCACTAAGCGCAGCGCCGGTTGTCTGAAGCACGGGGGCTGCCGCCCACGCGGGAGGCGAGCCGGCCCCGCCCGACGTGAGAACTTGCCCCGCGGTGCCGTCGGCCAATCCGTCGAATGCACCCGCGTTATTGTATTGAATCGCGCCCGTCGAGCCGCCCGGAGTTACCGGCCCGCTGATTTAAGCATGTTAGTTCCCCAAACCCGGAGTAAAGTAAACGCTGCCCGTGCCGCCGATGCTGGCAGCGTAGGTTGTGCCGAGAGGCACGGTGCAGACAATCACAGCGCCCGGTGCTACCGGGTAGCTGCCCGGCGTCGAGCCGCTCGGCACGACTGCGACCGCCGCCGCCGCCGAGTTACCGAACGCGACAAAAGCGACAGTTGAACCGCCGTTGTAAACCTGTACCTGCTCGTTTGCCGAGGCTGCGAGCTCGACCGACTGCGACGAGCCGTTGCTAACTATATCGACCGTGCCGGCTTGCGCGAAAAACGGCGTACCTGCCGACACCCACGAACCGGGATTGCCATAAGCGCTCATAAATTTGCTTCCTTGAATGTCATACTGTAACGGAAATGTTGCCCGCCGAGATAGTCGGTTCCTGGTCAATGCCCATCTGTAAGCTGTTCGATGCGGGCGTATTCGTAAAGCCGATGAAAATCGACAGTATCTCGACCTCCGCCCCAATCGCCGACACCACGCCATAGAACTGCGATGCGAGAATGAGCGCTCCGCACCGAGCGCGCAGATTGCCGTTCGTGCCGTTGAACTGCGCAATGATGGCTTGCTGAACGAGCGGTACTATGTTCGACGGCAGCAATATGTTCGACTGCAGCGTTACCGCGAAATAAATCGGCGTGTCCGCCGGGTTGATATACGAGACCGCATACGAGGGTATCGGGTTGCTATAGCCGCTTGTGTCCTGCACGGTTTCGCTGACAAGCGTCGCGCCTGCCGTGCCTTGCTGCGCGCCGGCGATGGCCCCCGACGACACGGTCCCGGAAGTCGATACGTTCAAGGTGCCCGTGCCAGTCGCGGGCGTGTAAGTGCCGTAAGACGTTACCGTGGCTGTGCCCGTGTCGACGGCGCCGGTCAGCGTCATACCGGGCAAAATGTAGCCGCTCGTGGTCGCACTGATTGTGACGACGCCTGCCGCCTGTGAGCCCGTGCCGACGAAGGACGGCTGATAGGCGCATCCTACGTTAGTCGCCGCCCATATCGCGTTTGCGACGGCTTGCGCCGCGCCGCCCACGACAGCGATGTAGACTGAGTTCGGCGCGACAGGGAATGACGTCGCGTTCGGGTTGCCCGCGATCGTGCCGGTGACGACCGACCCCGTGTTGTTTTGCGTCACGAATACGTCAATGACGCCCGGCACGTCGAAACATGCGGCGTAGATGGCGGGCAGCGACCCCTGACTGTTCAAGCCGACGGACTGCTTGCGGCGGTACTCGAATGCTTGCGGCGACTCGACGGCGGCGCCCGTGACGCCCGCCCCCGAGTTATTGACCGATTCCCATCCAGGGATGGCTTGATAAATCTGCGTGACCGTGTTCGCCGGGCACGGAGTCGGACCGGCCGTAACGTTCGCGAAAGCGAGTGTGACCGAACCGCCTATGGGGATGCTGCCCGCCTGCGTGCACGCGTAAACGTTCCCGCTCGTATCCTGCACGAGCGCGCCGACCGGGATGGACGTCCCGAACACGCCGACGCACTGGCAATTGACCGTCGTGGCTATTGCGGGGTTGCGCGTCAGAAAGTAAATGCGCGCGATGGCGTCTTGCATGAACCCCGTGGCGGTGTCCGGGTCAACCTGATTGACGAATGTCGCGAACACAGTGTCGGCGTTCGCGATAGCCGCGGCAGTGCTCGAGCACAACTGTCCTTGCGGCGTGTTGAGCGCCGGGTTTAAGTTACCGCCGAACGCCGCGTTATAATCTTCCTGCACGCCCGCGAGAATCGCCGCCTCAGTCGGGATAACTAGCCCCGTCGGGGTAAATACCGGCGTCGGTACGTTGGTTGTGTCGCTCATATAGAAACCGTCTGCGTTTGGTGGCTAGAGTCCGTAAAGAGCACCTGCCCCGTCGTTTCGCGCGTTGTCGCTGAGTACGCTTCAATGATGCACGTTGCCGAAACAACATCAGGAACCGTCAGCGCGGCAGCAACGAATTGCTCTTGAAATATCGCAGCCGGCGGCGTCTTGCCGAACAACTGCCCAAAATAGTCTACTCCAAGCGAGACGTCGTAGTATACCTCGCCCAACACCGTGCGGCAGGCAGATGCCACATCCTGCGCGAGCGCGTAGGGCTCGGCGGCAACGGCAATGTTGCCGTTCGCGTCAAGCGTCAAATCCCACAATCCGACGTCTAAAAGCAGTGTGTTCATGTTGGGGGTCCAGTATCGCCGCCGCCTGTCGAAACGCCCGAATGTACGTGCGTTCCGAGTTCGACCGTTCCCTGTTTGACCGTCCCGCCGGTAATGCCGCCGGTCACAGCCAAGTCGCCCGAGAACGACCCGGCGCCGCCGCCTGTTTGCGTGAGCGTCCCGGCTATGCTCACGTCACCATCTAGGACGATTTCCGGGGCTGTTACGGTAACAGTTGCGGTCGCTGTCACGGCGACATTTTCGCCTTGCACGGTCACGAGGACGGGCGACAAAATCGTGATGTTGCCTGACGAGTCGAATTGAACGTAAGAGGTCGGCGTACCGTTCAGCATCCCGCCGATATAGACAGCATCCGCCCAATCGAATGTTCGGGCACTGCCCGGGTTCGCTTGCGCCTTTGAGTTCTTCACGTTGGTGATGTCGCGTGAGCAGAACGCACACAGCCCAATGTCCCCCGCCACGGGGTCGATAATAATCGCGTTCGTGCCGCCCTGTACGCGCAAGTACGGTACTTGATAGATGTCGCCGTGCTGCACAGCCTGCCCGTTGCCGGTCAATAGGTTCACGAGAACTTTCACCGTGACCGTGCCGACGGGTGCCACGCCGCCGTCATTCGAGCACGACTGAATCTCGACAATCGAGAGCGTCTGCACGCGGGCGAGCGCTGTATTGATTTGCAATTGGACAGTGTTGTAGTCCGTCGTGTCCGCGACAACCGACGCTGCGCCGTACCCGGGAGTGTTCATTGCGCCCCCGTGGCTGCAGCGACCGATGGCGGCGACAGCAGCAAATCCGAAAACCATGCGCCGTTCGGCGTCAGCGCTTCAATCGTATTCGTGACCGACGCCACAAACCAATTACCGTTGGCTGAGGAATTTAACGAGGTGGGGAGCCCGTTATTGTCGACGACCGACGTGCTGCCTTGGATAGTCACGGAAGATTTTACGTGGTATGCAGGGTTATACAGCGCTCGCGCATTGAGCAGTCCGTTAGATTGCGGGACGGGGTTTGCCACAAGACCCGTTTGAGGCGTCAGGATAATTGGCGCATCGGAATCCGCCTGCCCTTTCGGCGACACGGTAATGCCCGTATTCGTGCCGTTTGGGGTCGGGTCCAAGTTGTACGCCGCGCAGACTGTGCGCAACTGGTCCGTGAGACTGCCGGAATAGTAGACCGCGCCGCCTGTCGAGCCCGTGACGCCGTTGTTCGTGAACGCCTGCCCCATCTTGCCGATGATGGCGGACAGCACGTCGGCGACTGCCGCGCTCGAGGGGAAGCTCGT